CGTTAAAGGATCCCGTCATCTCCGAGCGCCTAAGCTAGCCCTGATGACGTCTGGCACACTACCAATTAAGGAGTGCACCGCTGCCTCTGTTAAACCCAATACTGGTTCAGAGGCTCAAACGTGTCGATCGTGCAAACGCACGGCTATCGACACAAGAGAGACCATATCCAATGGTCTCAGACTTATTCGGATCAGGTATGGAATTCCATATTCTGAGTTACCGGATCTGAGACCTACGGATCTATCAAGGTTCCTCTCTTTCCTCCTGTTGCAAGGCCGTGATCGGCCAAGCGTCAAGTTTCCCCGACGCCAGAGACCATCTGAAAATGGACTCATGACCTTGCAACGTTTGCGTAAGCACGAGAGATGGGAGTTGGCCCATTCCGTCTCGTCAATTAAGCGCAGTCTGCCTCCAGGCTGCCTTTCTTGCGCAAACTCCGAGCGTTCGTCTTGGGAGGCGAACGCTTTCTCCATACCCCCCTCCTCACCTTCAGACTACCTTCGCTTCGTTAGGAAGGAAGTCTCTAAGATCTTCTCTTACAATTGGGACAGGAATTATGCCGATTTTGTCTGGCGTCATTGCCCAAATGCATCCGCAAGAATGAACAGCCGCAGAGCTGATCATTACTTCTCGGGGAAGGGAGAGATCTTTCGTCGGCAGTGCTTGACCGGGAAGTCCATTCCTGTGGATGAACCTGTTCGAGCCCGGTACAAGGCGGTCATGAGCGCTGGGAAGAGTAGACCACTAGTAATCTATGATGAAAGTGTCGAAATACTAGCGCCTCTTCACAAGACTATCGAATCAGTCTTGATGAAGCTTCCATGGCGTCTTGTCGGACCACCGACGGAGAAGGTAATTTCATCTGCCTGTGTTTACCCTTGCCAGACCTCAGTAGATCTGGTGAGCGCCACAGACAACCTGTCCTTAGATGTGACAGAGGCGATACTGGGGACTTTACTTAGAAAGTCCCGCAATATTCCAGGGCCGGTGCGCTTACGAGCACACCAGTCACTCCGACCGATTATTGATTGCGGCGGAGAGGAACGGGAAGTATCGCATGGGCAGATGATGGGGAGCTACCTCTCTTTTCCTTTGTTGTGTCTTCATTCGTATCTCGCGGCGCGTTGGGCGCTGGCAGGGAGAGAAGGCACAATTCTTGTAAACGGAGACGACACACTCGTCTCAGCGAACGTTTACCTCGAAGCATCTTCATACCCTCGCGGGTACAAGTTAAATGACATGAAGACTATTCGATCTGGAAGTGTCGCCGAAATCAATTCGACAGCGTTCCTAAAGAATTCAAAGGGCAAGTGGCGTGAGATTCGTCACTTGCGGAGAGGTGGATTTCTTTCCGATTACCACGGTATGCTACACGGCGCAGCTGCTGTCCGTGGCTCTGTTGAATGGACGAACGCGTTCGTTCGCTCAAGAATCGGAAAGAAGTGGGGGTTCCTACCTTCCCAGTTAGGGTTACACCCTAGATCTTACCCAGCTCACGAAAGGGAAAGATCGATGTCGAACAGGTTCTTCACCTGCCTTCCGGGACCCCCAACAGAGGTCTCGACATCACTTCTAGCTGTCCGGAGAGAGCTAGATCCCGACGAGAAGATTGCCATGTATCTCCACCAGTGGAGATATGGTCGGGAGGGGGGTAGGAAGAGAGACGTATACAACCCTACGGTAGGGTGTGTACGTCGGACCTACGCGTACAGGGCTGTGAAGCCCTGGAGTCGACTTTCCTATCTTGGGAAGTTGAGGTCTTTGAAGTTGACCGCGCGTAGAGAGGAGGAAGAACTGCGTTATCTGCCTGCAGATTACGTCAGTAAGAGGGAGGACGAGATCCTTAGTGAGCTGCGGAGGTTTGGCTCATCAGTATTTGAGGATCTTTAGGGATATGGTCCCTTGGCCAGGCTGTATGATTAGTAGTCCTTCGGTGGCGGTGGAAAACCGCGGCACCGCAATAAATTAGGTGTGTTGGACTGCAGCGATGTCATACGGCGGGGGTAGGGTTACGATTCCTTCGGTGTTACCCGAAGTCGTTCATTTCCCGGTCCGCACCTGGACCGTCCAATGTTCCCGAACATACTAGTTAGTACGACAGTGCTTTAGCGGTCTTGCGATTCAGACCGTGCTAGAGGGAACAGGAGGTGGGAGGAAGGCTGAAAAGCCCCTCGTACCCCGGATGAAAGCCCGGGGGAGATAGGCAGTAGGGCAAGGAAGAGTAATTCTACCAGGATGCCTGGTTGGCGCGGTGTCGAACTGAGTAGCGCTCAGTCACC